CGGCACGATACCCAGCGCACGATCGGCGGCGTTGGTGAGGGACATCATAGCGGCACGGGCGGCGATATAGGAGTCGAGGGTCAACTTTGCCGTGCCCTTGTTGGAGACCTTCTCCCCCTCTTTGATTTCGTGGTCAGCTGAGAAGAAAGGCTTGCCGTCAAAGCATTTCTCCGTAAAGCCCTTCTTGAGCAGTCCGAAGATCAGCTCGTCGGGGTGCATCGCTGCGGACTGTCCCAGCATTTGCACGGACGGCGTATAGAGCCCGATCTTGTCGTCTTCGATAGCGTTGCGGGGAACGCCCACGGTCAGCTCGAAGTCCTTGTTCTTGATGGTGTAGTCGCTGCCGGAGAGGTTCTTGATCTCACGCTCGCCCAGCCACTCACGCATACCGGGCATATCGCCGAGCCATGCGTAGGTTTCGGCGTCAGTAGTAGACGGCACGACCGTCGCTACTCTGTCATAAAGGGGCTTCTGCTCTTCAAGGGCTTTGTTGAATGTGGTGTTAAAGCCGATGAAGATCGCCCGAAGATTTTGAGAACTGATAATCATTGTTTGTAATCCTCCTTATGTTTTATTAAGCGGTCGCAGCGGGATAACTGAGAGCCGGATTGATCTCGACCGCTACGCCCGTATCGTCCACACGGACAACGAGGCCAGCAACGGAAGAGCCTGTCGCAAGAGCTGTGACGGTGTGGTCGTCTTCGATGTAGCAGGGCGTCAGCACATGGGATGCCTTGAGCTTGTTCGCCGCCGTCGCCGTGTTGTCAAAGACGAACACGCCACGGGAAACACGAATCACCAGCTCGCCGTCCGATCCGGTATTCTGAACAGTTTCCTCGGCACGACCTGCCGCCGTAATATTTGCGGCTTTCTTTGCCGGGATAGCGTACCCGTTGGCGTCCAGCGCCACAAGCGAGCCTTGATAGATGGTCGTCGCTCCCTTCACCGGGAGGGACAGAGTCTTCGCACCGTTGGCAATTTCAACGGTGTTTCTTTCTTTCTGCAATGCTGCCATTGTCATTTACTCCTTTCCGTACTTCTCGACATCCTCGGCGGATAAGCCGAGCTGCTTGCATACGAGCAAAGTCGCATCGTCGATTTTGTCGCTCTTGAGTGCCACACTATCGCCCGCCACTTCGGACAGAGGAACGATCTGCGGAGCTTTCTCCACAAAGGACTTGAAGCCCTCCGGGTTGTCCAGAGCGTACTCCTTCGCCCATCCCTTCTGTGCCGGGGTAATCTTGCCGCCCTTGAGCGCCAGCTCAACGGCGTCGGTGGCATCTCTCTCAGCGTTCTTGCGCTTGAGCTCCTTGAGCTCGGCGAGCACATTGACGCCATCAATGTTTCCGCTCTTGAGCTCCATGATCTTAGCACTCACATCGTCAGCCGGAGCTCCCGCCTTGAGACCCAGCAGCTCACAGACCGCCTTGTTTGCGACGATCTTGTCCACTTCGGGCAGTTGTGCCGCCTTATCCTTGAGGCTCTTGTTTTCCTCCGTGCAAGCCTTGAGCGCCGCCTCGACATCCGCTTCGGTGGCGTCTTCTCCGAGGCCCAGCAGTTCGGCGAGCTTCTTCAAAAATTCGTTCATGTTGTGTTGTCCTCCTTCGTTGTAGTTATCAGAGTTGACGATCGGGGTCATGCCCTCGATCGCCGGGGTGTTGGTGAGAGCCAGCGAGTGCAGGCCCGTCGCCTTGCCGTCCGACTTGCGGACGGTAATGACCGGGGAGAGGTATCGGTATTCTTTGTTCTTAAGATATTTCGCCGCCGTTTCCGTCCATTCGACAAGGGCTTCGATGCAGCCGTCGCCCATTCTGAGCGCTTTGACCCAGCCAGCAGCGGGAGCCTGTACTCCCTTGAGCGTCTGGTGTTCATAATCGACCACCAGATCGACGCCACGTTGGGCGATCCCTTGCTTCATAGCCTCAAGACTTTCTGCGTCAACCTCGAACTCTCCCTTCGAGCTCTTAACGTGCCCGAGTGGAAGAATGGAGATAACCTCCGGGGCCTCTCCTACATCGACCTCGCCCCCCTTTAGGATGTAAAAACCCTTCATTTTGCGTTGTCCTCCTTCCGTGTGCTTTTGATTTGCCCTGTAACGGCGTTAATCTGCGTGATAACTCCCCCCTATATCTTCGCCCCGAAGAATTACACTCCCGAGGCGTTGCGTCGTTCTAAGGGCTTCTGCGGGGCTTGTGGCGTTATTTTGCCTTTTGCCTCTTTTCGTACGCCCTGCGGAGAGGCTCGGGGTAGCCTTCAAGGTTCGGCTTGAACCTCACTTTCGCCGGGTTGGTATTAAACATGGGGTCAGGCATGATACTCACAAAGCGCCCATCGGCGAGTGTCGCCGATCTCGGAACTTCCGTTTCGACCTTTAACCCCCGCTGCTCGACTTGTCGTTTCGATAGGCTGCGTACTGTGCAGCGGCATCTAAACCCGTTAGGCGGGAACCATGTGTCCCAGACAGGGGAGTCAGCGGGGAATACCCTTCCATCCATTGCGAGATGACTGCGCCGGGTGTGCGTGTCCTGTACTGCGTCGTATTCCCAGTAGGGGCGGAGCTCCTTGACAGCGGGATCTGACATCTGCTCATAGTGCCCGACATTGTAGGCCGTCTGTATGTTGGTGCGAAAGATGTTATCCGCTTGCAGCGGCGTTATACCCTCGTACCCTTCCGTTTCTAAGAAGTCGTTCATATTCGCCCGGAACTCTTGAAGGGTGTTTCCCTCTTCCAGCGCCGCAAGAATTTCTTCATAGAACCGCTTAAGGATCTGCACCGAGGCGTAGCCGCTGACGGTAAAGGCGAGAGATCGGTACTCCTCCGCTATTTTGTAGAACTGCGAGGCTGTGACAGGGACACGCTCTTTGAAGTAGTCCACGGCCTCCTCGAAGGTTATGTCTTTCCGTGCAAGCAGAGCCTCAACGTCTATCATTGACCATTCACCCGCCCCTCAAGGTCTGCGTAAAGCATAACCTTTTGAAGCAGTTCCTCCACCTCCGACACATCCATCGAAGCATAGAGCTCGGCGACTGCCTTGTCGTCCTCCATCATTTCCCGGAGCTGTTCAAGGCTCTCGGCTTTCTCAACTAACTTGAGAACCGGAGCAAAGGCTTTCTTGAAGACGCCAGCTCCTTGCTTGACGGCTGCATCTGCCATGCGGTCAATGCGTTCCTGCGTTCCGTGGTCGGCTTGCTGCTCGCCTTTGAGTACGAGCTGCGCCGGGGTGTCTGCCTTAAAGGGCAAGCCCATCGGCGGCGCTGCCGGAGCTGCGATCTCCTCGTCGCCTTCTGGTTTCGGGATAGAGAATTTCTTGTAGATGTACGATGTCGGCACTTTTAGGCCGACCTCTTTGATCAGTGTCCCGAGAATGTTCGCTGTCTGTTCAAGGTCTCCCGACTCCTCGCAGTCAAAGCGAAGGTAAGGGATGCGCTTATCCTCTCCAAAATTGAAGATGACCAGCGGACGGATGAGATCACGCCGCAAGGTAGAGGCGAGGGCCTTACAGTCTGCGACGGTTAGGTCGTGCCGGACTTCGTTGTGGGTCTTGCTCTGTGCATAACTGCCGCCGCCAGAGTCCGAGGTGAGGGTCTGTCCGAGGATTGCCTTCGAGATCTGCTCGTCGCAGTAGCGAGCGAGCCGCTCATACAAGTCCGTGCTGGAAGCCTTCTCCGTGGTGATGAAATCGATCGTCGTGCCGTCCGGTATAATTCCTGCTGCGTCTGCGCCGATCTGAATGAGGGCTTGCATGAGGGCGAGCTTGTCATCCTCACTCGCTCCCGGCTGATACTTGCCGAGACGGAGCGGCATACCGTAGACCTCGGCGAAGGCGACCCAGTCTTTTAGGTCATAGTTCTTGAAGAGGTACATCCACGCCACGACACGAAGGACGCCAGCTCTCGACGGATGACCGCTTCGGGCTTTGTATCTGTGTACGATAAATTTGCTGTCCGGGAGCAGGATGCCCTCGGGTGCTGCCTCTGTCCGAACCTTGAAGGAGTCGTCCAGCGAGTCCCAGAAGAAACGCTTCTGATGTCGGGAACGAATATCCTCGACGACCACATGACCCTCGTCGTACCCCCACATGATTTCTGAGACTGCGAAGCCCTTGCCGATTGCGTCCAGCAGGTCGATCATAATGTCCTCAATGTTCTCAAGGCCGCCGAGCTGACTTTCCACAAACTCGGCGATCTCCTTGTCCCGTGAGTCGTCGCTGTCAAAGGGGATGATCTCAAAATCAAGCCCCGTGACGGCGTTCTTGCGAGTTTGAAGCTGCGAGAAGAGATGTGGGTCTTTTTCTTCCAGCTCTTCAAATAGCTCCATCTGTCGCAGCACATCGCCGGAGTCTGCCTCTCGGAAGATCTCCGCCAGCTTGACGGGCGTGAGTCCGTTGCTCGGGTACTCGCTGTACTTGTCCGTCACTTGAGCGACGGCAATCTCTTCGACCTTCGGGCGACAGAGTGGCGTAGTCTGCTGGGTCTGATATTGCTTCTTCTTTTTCCGGCTCATACGCCCACCTCCTCAATACGGCGAGCTGCCTTTTGATAATGTTCATCGTCGAGCTCAATGCCGATAAATCGCCGCCCTGTCTTCTTGGCTGCAACGAGGGTCGAGCCAGATCCTGCAAATGGATCTAAAATAAGATCTCCCGGTTTTGTAACAGATGTGATAAGGTGCGCCATAAGTCCCACAGGCTTCTCGGTCGGATGTATCATTTGCGAACAACTCAGCTTGTGGATAGAAACCACATCCTTCGGTCTGTGACCGGGAAAACTGTATTTCCCTTTAATGGCGAAGACTGCGTTCTCGTGTGTTGGAGCAAACTGCGCCTTGCAATCCCCCATCCCGTGCATAACCTTATCCCAGATTACCTCACTTTTGACACGAAAGCCCGCCAACTTCATCGCATCAATAAAGGTCTGTTCTACATCCCACCGAGTAAAACAAATAAGAGTTCCTCCTTGTTTAAGCACTCGGAAGGCATCATACAAGAACCAAATAAAAGGGCTCTTGTCGTTCTTGATGGACGCTCCCGTCCTTTTGCTGTGGTAGTCAATACCATAGGGCGGATCGGTGATAACCGCATCCACACTCTCGCTTTCCATCTGCCGGAGCACTGAAAGACTGTCGCCGTGGATGATGGTATTTTCTTGGAGACTGATACGCCTCACCTCCTTAGAACGCCCCCCTCTTGAAGTCGAGGGCTCGGGCTATAACGGAGCGGTATTCTGTCTTCCTGCCGATCTTACAGTCAAGAGCCAGCTTCACCGCCATTTGCAGACCGTCCGGGGCGTCGTCATTCTTGCCCATCGGGTACTCGGTCATCTGCTTATAAAGTGTCTTGTGCTTCTTCGAGAACTTGATGTAGCCATTTTTTACAAAGGGCTGCAAGCTCTGAATGCGGGCGTCCTTGTTCTGGGTCGAGTTGATCTCAACGATTGGAAGGTACTCGCCCGCCTCTGCCGAGCGCTGCCGCATGATCTCCGCAAAGTAATATTGGAACTGCACCGTTTCGACGCCGAACTGATAATAGGGTCGCTTGTAGTCCCTTTTGAGGCGGCGACTCGCTTCCAGCGCATCCTCAATTATTTTGTCCGGCTTGCGCTTTTCGACATCTGCAATGAGGACATAGAGGAAGCCCGTCTTCGTGTCCTTGGCTACTGCGAAAATGGAGCTCGTGTCCGACTTTTTATTCTTGCCGAGAGACGGGTCATTTGCACCAAAGAACATGAAACGAGGGTCGGAGAAGTCCGGGATCGTCTTTCCGTCGTCATCGTAGAAGTCGAACCATTCCTCTTGAAAGGTGCAGCTCTCCGGGTCGATTGGATCGTTTTGTATCTCACTGTTAAAGCTCGCCTCGCCCTCGGATATGCGGATAACCATGAGATCATAGTAGGAGAGCTTCTCTTCCCAGAGAACGGCGGTTCCTTCTAACATTTCCTCTCGGTTTGCTTTGAAGAACTCCTCGGCGTCTTCCTGCCGTGCGTCGTTGGCGAGATCGGTGAAGATCCTCTCCCATGCGTCCCAGAGCCCCACGTTCTCGGCGAAGCTGATAACACCACGATAAACCGAAGTTTTATAGCTTGGGTTCTTGGCGACGTTGGCAAGCAGAGCGTCGAAGTGAAGCAGCGTCCCAATATACACGATGTCGGTGTAGGTATCGCCGCACTTTGAGACCGCCTTGTAATACCAGTTTCTCAGCTTCTTCCGCTGGTCTGGAGTGTTGACGTTCTCGTCATTTTCGAGGTCGTCGCAGACGATGAGATCGGGACGCCATTGCTTGTGACGACGTCCACGGATTTTCTTGCCGGAGCCGATCGCTTCGATTTTCACTCCGTTTGAGAGGAGTATGACCGATGCTTTCCAAACCTTGCCCTCGAGTTCCCCGAAGTCTTCCTTCAAGGCAGCGTTCTCTTCAAGCTCTGTTTTCAGATCTGCGAGGAAGCCCTCGGCCTGTTCGGAGCTATCAGAGAGAATGAGAATGTAATGCTTATAGGCGTATACTGCGGCGTGAAGATCGTCCTTGAAGGTGAAGGTCGTACTCTTGGCATGACCACGGGGCGCTTCGATTGCTCTGCGGCATCCGTCCGCCCGGTTGATCTCCTTCGCCGACTCCGTTGGGTCGAGCCCCTTCATGACGCCCTCTCTCCATATCCGATCAAGTTCGCCGTGAAAAGCCGGAGACTTTCTCACGAAGTAGTGAGCAAGGTAGGCCCTGCCGAAGTATTCGAGGTCGATCGCTCCGAGCTTCCGGCGTAACCCCTTCGGCCCGGTCAGCTCTTTCCCGGTCTTGTAGTCCCGGAGGAGCTGTGCCCGACGTTCGGGGAAGTTGTCGCCGCTGGTGACATACTGCTCGAAGATCTGCCGCTGATACTCACGGTTCGCCACCGCTTCACGGTCTTCCGGTTCGTCCAGCTTCTCAAGGTAGTCCTCAAGGTCAATCTTCGCCATCTGTGACCACCTTCTCCCTTGCACGAGCCAGAACGTCACGGAGTTCCTCGGTGAGTTCTGGGTGCTGCTTAATTGCTGCCATGAGCTCAACTTCCATCTGATCGAAGGCGAGCTCCGCTTTCTTCTTCATGTCCTGCCGGACTCGTTTCTCATAGGTGGCGTTGCGGGCCAGACTCGCAATGAGTCGCCCTGCCTTATCCAGCGGCATCTCGGCAAAGTCGTCCTCTGCCGTGCTCACTCGCTGCATAAGGCCATCCATGAGCACCATAGACGCCGCCTTTGTGTAGTCGAGATCCGGGTGGGACTCGACCGCTTGGGCGATCGCTTGCGTCCGCTGCAAGGTTTCAGCGACACGCTGGGCCGCTTGATTGGATCGGATAGCATAGCGCCCGATTGCGCTCTTGCTGATGGTGTGCCCCTCTTCCTTGAGCCAGAGGGCGAGCTCCTCGTAGGTGTTCGCCGTGTCAGTGAGCTTTAGGTCGAGCTGCGCCTTAATATCATCCGGGAGCTTATCGACCGTGGAGCTCACCCGAGTCCGGCGGCGTTCGCCCTTAGACATCGACGCCGGGGTCGTCGATCGTGCCCTCCACCAGATCGACGCCCTTCCTCGTCAACTTGATAACGGCGTCTCGGCGGTAGGCGTTATAGGCGTTTGCCGTGCGCCCGGTGAAGGCAATATAGCCCGCCTCCTCCAAATACTCGAGGTGCTTCGAGATGTCGGGGGAAAGGATAAGGCCGTCGCCAACGAGTGCGTTCGTGATCTGACGCACAAGTAGGGCGTTCTGATTGCCTTTTGCGAGGGCCCGGATGATATAGCCCCGAATTGCCTTGTTCTTACCGACTTCCTGCTCCTGTGCTTCGTCCATAAAAGCCATAGCTGTTTATTCCTCCTTCCCTTTGCCCGCACCATAGAGAAGCTGGTCGAGCTTGTCTTCAACTCGGTTCATGATGCGGATGTAATCTTCCCTTGTGACATAGAGAAGGGGGAGGTCGGCTTTGAGGTCGTTGAGCTTCTCCTCCACCTTCTCGATCTGTGTTGCGTTTTTCTTGTCGGCCTCCTCGAGCGTGGTGAGCGTCTTCTTGATGAAGAACGTCAGCGCTCCCACGACGAGGGTACAGAGCAAAGAGGCCGAGGCCCCGATGATGGTAGTAATTTGCGTGACGTCCATAAGCATCCCTCCTTACTCGGTTACAACAGAGCCGGACTCAAGCAGTTCCCTGTCGAGGGTGATATAAGGGTCTTCCTGCTTCACCTTGCGAACAGCGTCCTCAATACACTTGATGAGGTAGTCGTCAAAGCTGCCGAGGTTCTCCGTGATAACCCTCTGAGCCTCCGGGGTAACGGACTTCTTAACGTCCTCAAAAACTTCCTTTCCCAGCTTGAGCAGCTCCTCACGGTCAACTGTTCCGGCTTTGACTGCGTCTCTGAGTGCCTTCGCCGTGGTCTGTTCCATTGCGGACACGGATACCGTCGCAAGACTCTCGACATCGTCAAGGGCGTCGTTGAGTAGCTTGCGGGCCGCTTCGTCCTTGATCGCCGCCGTCTTCATCTTCGCCATGCTGACGCCGATGCGGATGTAGTACATCGCATAAGCCCCGAGCAGGGTGAGAACTCCGAGCGCAAGGTTCACCAGCAGCTCACTCGCCATTGTCTGAATACTTTCCATTTTGTCGTCCTCCTTCTGGTAAAAAAATAAGAGTATGAGCAGTAGCTCATACTCTTATGGTAAGGCATTTTCAAAGAAGTTAATATATGTAGCACTTCTGAGAAAAACCGCTTATTTAGTTATCTTCTTCTTGGTCGAAAAGATCGAAAAGTTCTAATTGTCCCTCAAGCCTTCCGGCTCCGCAAAGCTGCCGAACCCATCGCTCCGTGACGCCGTATTTCTTGGAGAGCTCCATGTGATTATACCCATTGAACTCTTCTTTGATCTGGGCGTCTCGGACTGGTCGAACGAGGCTCTCCGGCTTTGGTATATACAGCGTCGCACCACCGACAACTTCCGCCAGCTTAACAAAGTTTTCTGTCCCGATAGCTTCGGCGATTGCTCTGTAGTTCTCGGGGAGCATCTCGATCTTTAACCCTTTTACAAGGTTGTCCATCCTTACGCCCTCCTTTGATTATTTGTCGAGCATACCGTAAACTCTCCCGATAATGCCCAACGCCTCGCCGACCGTGATCGGCTGCGTGAGTTTCTTCTCCCAGTATTCCGGCGTGTTGATGATGCCAGCCTCTACAAGAGCGTTAAAGCCTTCTTTCTGCCACTTTGGAATATTGTCCTCTGGTTTCTCTTCGGGCAGCTCCTGCGGCTTCTGAGGGGGCTTTGTGCCCTTGATAGCATCCAGCAGTTCAAGGAGGCTCTTACCGTAGCCCTTGCCCGGTACGGCCCAGCCTTTCCCGTCGGGGTTATCCGCTGCGCCCAGCCACTCCACATAAGGGGCGGAGCCTCGGGTCACGAGATGAAAACGAGGGTCTACACAAGGATTGACAAGAGCTTTCTTCGATGCGTATGCCTTGAGGTGCTGGATCTGTGCCCGGACGCCGATGCGAGGAGTCGGGAAGGTTGCGGCCTCACCTTTGCCGTTTCCGTTGAGAGCGCCGATCCCGGCGTAGTTGTTCTGCGACGGGAGCACGATGCCGCCATACTTGAAAAAGCCCGTCTCCTTGAGGCTCTGGGCGAACGCAATGTCTCCACGGATGCCCTCGGCCTTGCCTTCCTCAAGAAACATCTGTGCCAGTTCCTCAAGGGTGCAGCTCGTCAGCTTCGGAGCGGCGTTCTTGCTGCGGCAATAGAGGGCCATCTGTGCCGCCGTAGCCTCTGCCGTGCCCATAATTTCCACCTTGCCCTCCTCCTTGCTTTCCGGCTTTGCCTCCATCTTGAAGTGCGCCGCCAGCAGCTCGGCCTCGGCAACGGCGAGACGCTTGAGGTTTTCCTCCTTGGAGAGCCAGAGCGTCGCTTTCTTGTTGGTGTGGAAGCTGTGCTCAATTAGCATATACAGCGGGACGCCCACGGCTCGAGCTCCTCTCATAACGCCGTAGTATTCGCCGCCGCTGTCATTCTTCCGAATGGCAGTTTTTCCCGTCTGTTCCGTACCTATGAGCTGCCCGATCTTCTTTGCGATAGCGAGGGCGAGGTCGTTGACCTTGTTGAGATTGTCATAGGCTCGATAAACAACCGGATAGTCAACGCTCTCCGTGCCGCAAGCGTTCGAGTGCAAAGATAGGAACACATCGCACCCCTTCGCCGCTGTGCCTCGCTGGTAGACGCCGAGGTCTTTCTCTTGCTTTGCTCTGGTGGTGATGACCTCGAAGCCCTTCTTCTTGAGCTCCGCTTTGAGCAGGAGGTGGAGCTTCCACATCGCTTCACTCTCGAAGTAGGTCTTCACGACAGGGCTCTGATTGTAGTTGCTGCCGACGTGTCCGGCATCAATGCAAATCTTGACTTTACTCATTGTCGTCGCCCTCCTCCTCGTCTGCATGGAAGATCGGATCTCCGTCAACTTCGTTCAGCTCCGGCTCCTGTACCGGGGCGGTGTTGACTTCCTGCGTGATAGTTTTCTCATTTTTGTTGTCCATTGTTCTAAACCTCCTATAATTTCAAAATCGGGAGAATAACTTTTTCGGCGTACTCTCCTATCGTGTACTGACTGCGCCCTTCCGCTTCGAGTGCTTTTGAAAACCTCTCGCTCTCGACTGCTATTTTGAGGAGCTTGAGGACGCCGACCTCCTCCTCTGTGACTCTGTTCATATCGGGCGACACCATGCAGCCGATCGCTTGGCGAAGATAAAGGTCGGCGCTGTATGCGTCCATAGCCCCGAACTCCGCAAGAACCTCACGGGCGAACTTCTTGCGGTTGAGCCTCGGCTTGTCCGGCGGAAGAACGCCGTCTTCTTGGAGCTTCTTCTTGATCCGTGCTCTCTCGGCCTTTTCCCGCTGCGTGAGCCGCTTTTTCTTCGCTGCCATTACTCACTACCTCCTTCTTGCGCTGCCGTGCGAGGATGCCCTTGAGCCCCTCAATGACCTTATTGCACTGGGCGATGGTAAGCCATTCTACCCGGTCAACCTGTGTAACTCTCTTGACAAAGCCAGCCAATCGGCGAGGGTCGTTGTTCCATCCCAGTTCGTCGCATAGGGCGTAGATCTTGCGGCGCTGCTTTTCGGTCTGGGCGTTGCCGCCCTCGTCGATCCGCTTCGCCTTCGTGTCACGCTCCACGCCGTCCTTCATATTTTGGAGGACTCGGGCAACGGTGTTGATCTCGCCCTGCGAGAGCTTCTTCATGCTCTCCTTGCCCGTCTCACGATAGACGACGGCGTGAAGGTCTTCGTCCGTGAGTCCCAGCTCCGGCGACTTTGCGATTGCCCAGAGCGTCCGAATGGAGGCGGGTTTCCTGCCTCCCGTGTTTCTTGCTGCCATTCCTTACACCTCATTTCCCCAGCAATCCCAGCCCGGAGCGTAGCGGCGGGCAAAGAGCTCAATCCGAGGAATGTCCCCGAAGAGTTGCTCAATGCGCCGCCGTACCTCCTCGGGCTTTTCGCTGTGTCGGCCTCTCACGGCCTCCACAAGCTGCGGGACATTGTTCTTCTGTTTATACTGTGCCATCCTCCCCCGTGTCCCGAAGAGACAAAGCTCGCAGTTCTTGAGCGTCCACGGGGCGAGGTTTTGGACATTCTTTCCGTTGATGGTCTTCTTCGACCAGACGAAGGCGACAGTCACATACCGGAAGCCCCACGCCTCAAAGAGCTCGAGGGCGTCCTCGATGTGGGCGTCGGTCGCCCACATGAAGAGGGCGGCGTCTTCTGCCGCAATCCACCCGACATCCCACTCCTTCATGGTGCGGGTTGGTACGGTCGGATAGACCGTTTCAAGGGGCTTGTAATCAGTCCCCCCCCCCGCTTTCCGGTGGGCTCCTTGCTGCCGAACCTCCACGGAGGATCGGCATAAATGATCCGATACCTATTGCTCGTGGTGAAGATGTCTACTTTCACGCCCCGGCCTCCTTAAAGGCCGGGGGAGCTGGTGCGCTCAACCTTGTCCTTGAATACCTCGTAGCCGAAGGTGTCCTTCTGTTTCCATGTAGCGCCGACGGCGTTGACCGCGTCCTCGCCGTATTTGCGGAGAGCATCCTTGCTGATCTTCTCCTTGACGATAATGCAGTCCGTCATCTGTCTTGCCTTGAGACGACGGACGATCTCGGCGACCTTCTCCTTTGCCTTCGGCACGGAGATCGTCGTAGAGAGGCGGAAGCCCACCTCGCCGAAGTTGAGGCTCCGGCTCTTGGCTTTGCCCAGCTCGTCACGGTGGTCGGTGACGAACTCCTTGACGTCTCTCTCAAGCTTAGAGATGCGGTCAGCGTAGGGCTTGCTCTCCTGCTCGGCGACCTTCTTCGCCCCGATGATCTGACGGTTCAGTTCCGCCTCATTGTCTCCCAGTGCGAGCTCTGCCTCGGCGATCTCCCGGAGTGCTGCGTCAACCTCCTCCCAGTTCTTGATCGCCGGGGTCTCTGTAATTCTCTTTCTTGCCATTGTTTGACTCCTTTCTGTTCTTCTTCCGTGTTGGGCTCGGAGTTTGCCTCCTCGCCGTCGTAAAGGATATATTGCTTTGTGACCATCATATAGATACCCAGCGGGCCCAGCAGCACGGTGACGGTTGCGTCGCTGTCCTCCGGCGTCGTGCCTGTAGATGCCATCTTCACCACCAGCAGGGACAGGAGCACGAGCACAAGGCCCATGCACCGCTGCTTTCTCATTTTCATTGTCTCCGCCTCCTTCTACAGCATCATCATAGAGGACGCTTGCTCAATGGTCTTGAGGGTGATCCGGTAGCTGCCGCTCTCCTCAAGGATGCGGAAGACATTCGAGAGGGTGCGGTCAAGGAGGCGGAAGCATCCGGTTTGCAGATTGCAAGCCCGAGCTTTGATTTCCGCCATCGCCTCCGGCTCCACCTCGTAGCCGGAGAGGTACTCTTCGACCTCGTTCTGAGACAGGCCACGAAGGGAGGCGTAGAAGTCTACCCGGTTCGCCATGCGGACGAGATAGCTCTTGATCTGGGCTTCCAACTTCGGCTCTCCGGCAATCACGATGCCGACGTCACTCTGGTCGTAGATTGCCCGGAGGATCTCCATTTTCTTCTGGGTGTATTTGCTGACCAGCTTGTCAGCCTCGTCGATGATGATGAGATAGCCCTTATTTGTGTTGCAAAACTCCCGGATGCCGTTGACCCTCTTCCAGATCGTGCCGTAGCCGCTGGGGAGCCCGAGGCTCCGTTCAATAGCCTCCACAAGATCCCGGCTGCTCATGGTGTCGTCGCACTCGATATAGGCTACCTTTGAGAGCTTGGCGTACTGCTTGAGGGTGTGGGTCTTGCCGTAGCCGGAGCGCCCGACCACAATGCCGAGACCGATGTACTCTTGACAGCTCTGACATACGCCGAGGACGGCGGTAGCGTCCCGGCTCTCAAGAAACTGGGGGCGGCGGGGCGTCCGCCCCTTAGCGCCCTCCGGCATCTTCACGGCGTCGCCCGTGCTCTGAGCGTACCACTCGGCGAGCTTCTCCTCGAGGCCGGTCGCATTGCTGTCATACTTGCCCGAGAGATAACGGGAGACGGCGGTACGGGAATAGTTGACATCCTTCGCCAGCCCTGCGATAGACTGCTTTGTGAGGGCGAGGTGGTCGTTGATTTTCTCGGCAAGGGTCTTGCCCGGATTGGTGTAAATGTTGACGGTTCTTTCTGCTGTTCCTTCCATAATGTTTCCTCCTTATTCGTTGATCGCCCGCAAGCGAGCGAGTGCGGTATCTGCTTTCTTGGCGAGGTATTCGTCCCCAGCCCCCGCCTTCTTCTTCCTTGGCGATGCTGCCATCTCCTGCCGGAACTCTTTGTCGGTCGGGAGGGTAACGATCTTCTGACTCCTCGACGCCTTGATAGTGAGGTCGATTTTGCCCACGGCATCCGATGCCCTTCTACCCTCTTCGAGCCGTTCCTCGAACGGTCTCGTCATGCTGTCGAGGATCTCCCGCATCTCCTTCTCCTGCCGCTTTTGATTGCGTAGGTGCTTTTCAAGTGCCGCCTGTGAGCAATGCGGGCCGAACTGCAAGAGCTCGGCGGAGACGGCCTCGCAGATCTTTCGACCGTTCTCGTCGTAGACGTAGAGCTTTGTGACGTCGTCGATGTCCCACTTTATGCCGACCTTCTTGCCGACGTAGTGACAAAGCTCGTAGTCCGTGTAGAGAGTGCCGAACTTCTGTATACCTTGATTGCGGACGAGGGCGAGGTCTGCCTTCATGAGCAGCGTCGCCGCATACTCACGGGGCGGAGCTGCCTTCTCATAGCGGGGGCCGTTCTCAAACATATCAATCGGTGTGACCCACTTCTCCCCGGCGTCCTTGAGCCCCCGGTGTTCTCTGGTGTGATACTTCGTTTCTTTCCACTCCGTCCACACCTCGAAGAACTCCTCCATCGTGAGCAGTTCCCCACGCTCGAGCATCTTGTCAACATCCTTTTGCCGCTTGGCGTAGGTCTTGGAGCCCGTGAGGGTTCCGGTGTAGGACTCGAACCAGCGGGAGAACTTGTCGCAAACCGTCTTAAAAAAGCGCTCGATCGGCTTGTCCCACGGCTGATAGGGGAGCGACCGTCCGACTTCTTGGACGCCGATGCTCTGGTAAAAGCCCACCGTCTCGGAGTCGAACTCGAAGTCGATCTTCCGCTGCTTGCGGTTCTGTCCGGTCATGGTCTTCCCGGTGTAGTCCTTGCCGTTGTCGATGTGGATGATCTTCGGGACGCCTCCGGGCTCGCTGTAAATCATCTTGACCAGCGACTCTTTTAAGGTCTGACTGTTGGCGTCGATACAAGCGACGTCGCCGACGATCGCTCGGCTCTTCATGTCCAGCCATGCGACCAGCTTCGGGCGAACAGCCTTGATCTTGCCGTTGGGGAGCGTGACTTGAACCCAAAAGTCGAAGGTGTGCTCGTCGCCCACAACGTACTCCATGACCTCAAGAGAGGTGGCGTCTCGCTTGGCCTTGAGCATCTTCCTGTTCTTCCATTCCCGGCTCCCGTTGGCGGCGAGGTAGCGGGCGGACTCTGCGCCCCGGCTCGCCATAAGGTGCTTGATGTACCGGGCGACGGTCTTAATGCCGGGGTAGTTCTCCCAGCCTCTCGGCTCCGCCACCTCCTCAAACTTTTCAAAGAGCATCTCGATCGTGCCGAGGTTCGCCGAGAAACTCTTATCGAACCATATGTTTTCAATGACGGCCTTCTGCTCGTCGGTGAGGCTCGGGAAGGTCGCCTTCTCCTTGGGCTTCCGGCATAGCGCCAGCGCCCGGAAGTAGTCCCGGCTCTGCCCGTCCTCCTTTTCCAGCTTGAGCGCCCACGCCGACGCCTCAAGGACTGCCTTGACGTATCGGTAGAGCGTCGGGGTGCTGATCCCCAGCCCCAGAGCGTAGCGGTCGGCGTATGCCGTCTTCTCCGCTCCCTCGTAGTCGATGAAGCTCTGAACCTTCCGGGCCAGCTCGATCGCTTCGTAGTATTGCTTGCTGTGTCCCTCAATGAACTCATTGAGGTCTGCTTCGGTGTACCACGGAGCGGACTCTGTTCTCTTGTCTATGACGGCATCCCTCCCATCTACTTTCTGCGCTGCCTTGTGCTGCTTCCTTGCCTTTGCGGACAGAGAGGAAACAGACACCAGCACTTGCTCTTTTCCTCCGCCCGGTCGAGGCTGCGTCTTGGTGCGGAACGCCGACGGATTGCGCTTAACTCGTTTTTGCAAGGTTGCGTATGCGATACCCTCAAGCTCCGCCGCCTCTTCCAGCGTGATATATACTTCCGGCACCTCTGTCCCTCCCTTCTGCTGTTATGCTGCGATTGCCTTCTCGACCTTGTTCGGGTCAAGGTTGAGGGTCGCAACGATCAGCGGGAGGTACTTCTCGCCGGAGCGGACACCGTAGAGGATGTAGCTCAGATATTGCGGAGAGGTTCCGATCTCGGCGGCGAGCTGGGTCTTTGTCATGTCTTGGTCAGTCAGCGCCTTCACGACCAGCTTGCCGAACTTGGTGAGCTTGCCTTTGCTGCTTTTCATTGCGTCCTCCTTTCTGTTTACTGGGTCTTAGATTTACTTCCAACTCCATCCGACGGCAAGCAGCGAGCCAGCCGCCAGCGCCAGCAGGACGGCCCAGAGCGGAATACCGATCACGGCGAAGATGAAGCTCAGTCCGAAACAGACCGCCCCGATCAGCCCGACACACATGACCAGTGCCACCAGTGCGACGACGGTTTCTTCGAGGAAGTACGCCGCTCGGCGGAGGCGGAGCTTCCGCTCTCGGTTTTTCTCAATTTCGTTGAGAATGTTGTCGCAGTAACGGATCGTTTTCACGGCCTTCTCAAACTCGGTCTCAAGTCCGGGGACGGCCTTGAACGGGTTCTTCGTCTGCCCCACGGCGCATTTTGTTCGCTGGGCTTCCTTCTTGAGTTCCTCCACATAGGCCACCGTTTCCCGGCGTAACTTGAGATACTCGAACAGCGGATTGGGCTTATTCATTTAGATGCACTTCCTTTCTTTCTCCGCTCGCCGTATAATGGAGGTGTAATCCAAAAACGGAAGGGAGGTGTTCTCTGTGTATGAGTGGATTAAAACTGACAACAATTTCGCAAACGAGGAGTTTCGCAGTCGTCTTGTAAACGATCCAGTCCTTGCTGCTCTGATTGATCTTCTTGTAGAGAAAGAGGTTGTTGGTTCCGTAGAACTCGGCGAGGTAATCAATCAGCGTTGTCAAGCTCTCGTTTCCGCGAGAAAGAGTCTTGAGGAAGAAGTTCTCTAAGTCGTTCCGCTACCATATGCTCCTTGCGGAAATGGCGAGTGTAGAGCTCGACGAGGTTGGGGTGGAGCCCATCCTCGTCCGAAGCCGTTCGTTTGTCGGACGGCTTCTTCTTTTGCGGCGGTTCTCCCGTATTAAGCCACGCAAGCCAGCACTCACGGCACGAGAGCCGATCGCACTCGCTGGATATTACCGGGGGGCACGGTGCAGAGATGATGTCCGCAAGCTCCCCTGCCGTAGTGTCCGGGGCTTTGAGGAACTCTATCCCAGTCATGCCCTCGCCCCCTTTCCTTCCTCTTCGGCCTTCCGTCGCCGTCGCTCCTTCCGGTACTCACCGACGGCGTAGTTCTCCGATAACATCTCCCAAAGCTCATAAACCTCTCGGCGGAGCTCACTATTCAAAACCTCTCGGGCCCGCCCCGTCACTCGGTCGATCTGCTCGTCCAGTTCGAGACAGGTCTTGAAGATGTTTCGGTAAATGATGCAGTCATTCTTCGGGCAATCTTCAAGGAGTTTCATGCCCAGAGTGAAGAGTCCGGTCGTTGGGACGCCGTCCGGCTGATGCCGGAAGTTATCCTTGGGCGGCTCCTCGAAGTGAGTCGGGGAGACAAAGCACTCGGCTTGCTCAATGAGGCCGAGCTGCTCGAAGGCGACCTTGAAGCCGTAAAGCTCATGCGCCGCCGTGCGTGGGTCGATGTCCGGGTAGTGGCTGCTCACTACCTGTGCCTTGAGCTGTGCCTCCCAGCCGGAGAGCATAAGCTGCGGCTCGACCTCATCCTCGGTGAAGCTGCTATCCGTCTCCTTGGTCACGGTGAAGGTGGGCGTGTCCTCTTCGGACTCAAGGCCACGAGCCAGCTCTACGGCCTCCTCCAAAGTCTCCGCTCCGTCGTACTCCATGGCAGAGCGGTCGATCTCGAGATGCCCGGTATAGAGCTCGGCGTCGATAACGCCATATTCGCCGAGGGCCGTGCCCTCCCACTCCCGGATCTCACGAGCGTCAAACTTGACGACCAGATAGCCGTTGATCTTCTTGATTTTTCTCATCTGCTGTACCTTCCTTTCGTTTCTGCCGGATCTCCGGCGTTTCAAAGTTTAGCCGAGCTTCTTGCTGGTCGCCGTCCCCATGGGAACAACTCTCACTCGCTCGCTGCGCTTGTGGATGACGACCATCTCTCCGTCCGGCTTCTGCCGAATGACAAGCCAGTTCTCCGGGTTTAGTCCCGCTTGCCCCAGCCGGATCTTCTGGGCTCTGGTCGGTTTCTTTCCGTGCTTCATTCTCGACCTCTCTTTCCGTCTTCCTTGTTTCTTTTTTGCCTCGCTTGTGGTATGCTGTTTTTGATTTAATTTTTAATCTAAAATCATTATACACGTATATACGGGTGATGTCAAGTATTTTTACGGGCAATTACCCGTATATTTGAGGAGGTCGTTTTTATGTTCTCTAAAACCTTACGCACATTAAGAGCCGAGAAGGGCTTTTCACAAGGTCAACTCGCAAAGGCGATCAATGTCTCTCCGGGCAATGTTAGCGACTGGGAAACCGATAAGAGTAAGCCCGGCTATAATGCTCTTGCTGCACTCGCCCGTATTTTCGAGGTATCCGCTGACTATCTGCTTGAGCTGGATGTTTCGCCCGAAAAAAAGGGTGTCGATTTATCTGACTACAAAAACGAGCAAGGGCTCTCTTGTGATGGTAGTCCACTTAATGCAATGGAAGCCGATGTCGTCGCTATGTTCCGACTCCTTCCAGAGCGCCATCAAGAGGAGATTTTTGATCTGATTTACTTCAAATATCAACGCCACGTTGAGGAGAAAAAAGGGTCTATCTTCTCAACATACAAAAGCGAAAACGAGCAGCAAAAAAGCGGCTCCGATGATGAGCAAAAAGCCCGCCACGAAACCTCTTGA